CCTCTTTCGTTATCATATTCTACCTCTTTCTATAAATAAAACTAAATTTTTATATATTTTTGTTTATCCATAATACCACCTAGAAGTAATTTGTTTTAACTTTTCTTTATCGGCTTTTAACAGTTCTGGATTGTCATAAATATTTCCGACCACTTCTGATATCATTTGGTTTTCATAACACGTTTCCAAATATAGAGCAGCGAGATCGATTGTGTTATAATATAGATTTATTTCACCAACTGGGACGCCAACATCAAACAATTTCCATGTAAGTTCTTCAAAATCCCATCGCACTTCCATAAGTCTATCTTGGAGAACATTAATAATATCACCCTCATAAATTTTGCCGTTCTCATCATTAAAATTTGTATACTGACAGACTGTCTCAGGAATAACTTCAAGCTCTACCAAGCCATCCAAATTGGAGCCAGAGCGAAAGTTCTGAATAATAAAATGCTGGGACGTGTGGGAATCTTTTGATTTACAGACATAATATCCCTCGACCCATTCGCCGTTGTCTACACGTTTCCCTCGAAATAGTATTTCTCACATATATATCCTCCTACTATTTTTTATTCACTAAATAAAACTTATTTTATCAATCTTTGCCTAAATTACAAAACCATTCAGAGAAAATTTGAAGAGGTAGTAATGAATAATAAATAATAAACTGCAATGGTTCCAATGCCATACACAGTACAACATATAATAAAGCCAAGAGTTTTTTCTCGTTTTTGTTGTTTTTAAATATCTTTATTACTTGTGGGATATGAAGCCAAAAATGTAAAATATCATCTGGGCTACACAAATCATCTTTCCAATAGCCATCAGTTATATGCCAATACAATCTCCACATTTTTTCTTTCCTCTCTACTTAAGTTTAGGATGTTTGCAACTGTTCACATCTTTTCAGTACCTTCGGTGTGTAGTGTCTATCTATATGACTCTTTTCAACCTTTCGTTGCTTACCCAAAAGCTGGGTTAGCATATTAACGAGGTTCTTATTTTCCTTTTTGAATTGAACTATACATTCTAATTCTTCAACTTCGTCTTTATACCGCCTACGCTTTTGACGAATATTCTTAAGCTGTGTAGCTAGCTTTGCACGCTCTTTATAATTAAGATTATCAAGCTCCAGCATATGTAAAACATCTTGTGTTTTCTTTTCTTCGGTTCTTTGTAGTTCTAAGGCAAACTGATATTCGTTTTCAGATTGAATTATCAAATTTAAAAAAGCCGTTATTATATCCGAATTACTAACAATAATCACCTCGTTACTATAAAATTATTAACTATCCCTTATATGTAAAAAGTTTTTCAACTACCTTGAATTGATTATTTTTATTTCTATCCAATGTTCGAGTAAATGGCCTTTCCCATACACAAACGAAGTCGCCTGGCGCTTCAAGCTCAGATATAAAAACCTGATTGTCTTTTCCAATCTGTCTCATGTAATCCCAAAATTCTTCCGAATTAAATTTTCCAGACGTATAACCCGTTGTATTACTGTATGGAGGATCGGCATATACAACCGAACCTGCGGGAATAACCACATCTTTATAGTCATTACAAGTAAATGTGGCGTTCTGCAAATTAGCAAAGTCCTTTAATATGCTACGCTTGCTTTGTGCCGCATAATTAGTACCAGTTTTGTTACGAGCATAACCACCAAAGAATTTGCCACCAAAAGAACATCCAAATCCTACAAAACCCGTCAATGCTGGATTGACGTCTTTGTTCTCTCTTATTGATTTGTAAGTATCTTCGGAAATAACTTCTGGCAAATCGTATCCGCTCTGCAACGCTCGCCATAATGCAATCAAATATTTATGATTGTCATTACAAATAACATTTGAAAAATGCGGTGCTAACTTCGACTCCACCGCACAACTTCCACAAAACAAGCTAATTAAGCATCCGTTACTCTCTCTCTCTCTCTCTCTCTCGATTGCTAACGCAATCGATGCTGCTATTCGGCTCTTTCCGCCTTGATATCTCATCGATTATTACCTCCGAAATTTGCTTTGAAATTCTTGATTTACCACCTAAGTATTGAATTGCAATCACCTCGAAAAAAATAGCGCACCATTAAGGTACGCTATCATTACTTTATAGGTTGCTTCACAATGTCATAGATATCTTGAAGCTTTTCTTTTTCATCTTTGCTCTTATCATTAATTATATCATACACAACCTGACACACTGTTTTTGCGCCTATACCTATTCCAATCTGGCGTGCTCGTTTAAGTTGCGCTGTGTATGTCTCGATAATTTTTTCCTGCTCTTTTCTTTTCATAGTTATCCTTTTATGTAACGGGGACAAGCCCCGTTTTGTCATTCATCACATTCGTCGTCAAAGTCATCGCAATCATCGTCATATTCTTCGTCATCAAAAGGCTCGTGGTTGTCACTAACCTCGCCACATCCAACAAAATTATTTGGCAAAGGCACGTTAGAGTCTTCTAATGGAAGTTTTAATGTCTCCAACTTTCCAATCATTTCATCGACAACCTTGTTATATGTCGCCCTTTCTTCACAAGTACGGAGACATATATCCCCTTTATTCTGACAAGGTGTGATTGAATCGAATTGGCATTTCTTTAAATTCATTGCGCAATTCCTCCTTAAATAGAATTATTTTATTAGGTTTTTCAAATAGTATTGAAAAGTCCCTAATATGTAAATTGGTGTATAACGTTTATCTGGCATGAATACAATTTGCAACCCATACCTATGATTAAAACTATGCAATGATCCGAGATAACTTTTTGAATTATATTCAGACCTATAATTGCTATTCACCAAATCAAAGTAATTGGCATTCTCTATAAAAAGATATTTTGTCTTCGCCTTTGAGATTGCGAATTCTTCTTCAAAGCGCTTTCGCTCTTTTGTAAAATTAATCGCCAGCTCATCCAAGCTTGCTTTGCGTTCTACATAAATCTGATTATCAAAATATAAATCTCTTGGTATAGCCAACTCTTGATTAGCCTTTATATAAAAGCTATAATCTCCGCAACTTAAAGCACGTCTCTCATATGCAATTTTATGCTTGTCAAAATACTCGGTTATATGATCGTTCTTCTTTTCTCTTGTATCTATAAGAACGACCATCATTTTCAAAAGTTCTTTTGCCTCTATATCATTGAATTTATAATCTTCAATAAGCGTCTAAATCACCACCTTTTTATATGAATTAATCCACCACTCCACGGTGCCTGGAATGGCTATATACTTGCCGTTATCAAATCGAGTTTTATTTTTCTTTTCAAATCTATCAATTTTAATTAAATCCTTTTCGGCAATTTTGTTGTATTCAAAGATTTTCTTCTTTAGTTTTGCCTGTGTAATCTGCCCTTTAGAAAGCGAATACATTGTAACTAACGGCGAATAACGTGTATTTACATCTAAAATATAAACCACTTTGTTGAGCTTTGGATTTACATAGTCAACATATCCCAAAAGTTCATACTCGGTATCCATCCTCTCTTTGAACGTAAACTCACATGGAGTGACAAAATCTGCAGTCTCAATTATAAACTTATTTATGTCTACGTTTGAAAACTGCTTTGCCGTTTCCTTTCCTGCGCATGCACTTGCAACTTTTAATTGCTGTTCATTTAGCTCTGCCTTTTTTAGCGTGCTTCGTTTTCTTAAAGAGTAATAATACTCGCAGGTCGCAAGTAGTTTCCCTACTTCTCCAAATTCTTTAAAGTAGTCAAGCTTAATTAATATGTCGATAGCGCCTCTTCCAATTTTCAATTCGTATAAGTCAACAAGAAGCTCGGCAAAGTTGACATACTTTTTATCTTTAAGGGTGTACAAGTTGTCGCCAATACCTTGACCTAATCCTTTAACCGACATTAAACCTTTATAAATTGAATTTGTGTCACGGTCGCAGAAATATTTATCTTTTGACTTTCTAAATTTTATGCCACAGAGCTTAATACCTCTCTTGCGCACGCAGTTCGTTATTGATATTGTCTTTTCAATATCGTCGTCGAATGCGTTGAGTTCCGCTGTTAGAAATTCTAACGGATAATAATGCCGCAGATATCCGCAAATATAACCTATCCATGAATATGGTTTTGCATGGTTTTCAGAGAAAAGATATTCCGAAGCATCCTTAATAACTTGTAGAAAGTTTACGATAAGTTCCTCGCTCTTTTCTTCGGTGGTGTTATATTTTTCTTTCATGGTTTTTATGAATCCTGCTTTGATATCTGGAATAAACTTTTCAGTACCTGTTTTCTTTGCAAAACCACGTCGAACAATATCGGCTTGACCCATTGAATAACCACAAAATCTATGAAGAAACTCTATAACTTGTTCTTGATAAACTAAGAACCCAAGCGTTGGATTCAACATTTCATTCAGTGCTTCATGACCATTATCATGGAATATTCCTTTAGCCAAATCATTTCTGTAAGATGCACCCGCTGGTCTGATAGCTCCATTGCCAACAGAGAGCAAATCCATATACGTCATATTCGGGTTTACTTCTTTGATTCTTTTAATTGTTTCGTCACTAAAAAGTTGTTTTAAATACCTAGAAGCCGACTCAGATTCCCATTGGAATATACAAGTTGTATCATCTCTGATGTCTTTCCAAACCTCGATGTCGTCTGGTGTATTGTTGGGGTTTAATCTTTCGATGTGTGCCAAATCGCAAGCTTCATTAATCGCGCCGATATTATCAAGTCTAAGCAAATCAAGCTTAACAAAGTTCAGCGATTCAACTTCTTTCATATTAATCTGTGATATAGGATATTCGTCGGTACTACTTGTAAAAGTTCCAAACCAATCATTAAGTGGAAATGGCGAAACCACAACACCTGCTGGATGATTCCCCACGGATACTATAGTACCGCTAATCGACTCCGCCCATCTAAACAACTCTGGATATTCTTCTTTCAGTTTTTCATAATCAGTGTCAAGTCTTTTACATATGTCAGCCACTGTATCAAGCGGTATTTCTAAAGCACGACCTACATCACGAATTGCACCTTTTAAAGCCACGGTATTAAAAGTGATTATATCACAACAGAATAATTTTTCTTTGTTGTAGAGGTAATCTTTTACCTTTGGAATATCTTTCTCATAAAAGTCTGTGTCGATATCAGCCAAAGAAACACGTTCGACATTCATAAACCTTGAGAAGTTTAAATGCTCCTTTATACTATCAATATCGGTAATGTGTAGGCAATACGCAACGATACTTCCCGAAACGCTACCTCTTGCGGGGCCATAACCGATGCCGATTTCACGACAATGACGTTTGTAGTCTTCGTCAAGCAACATAAAATCTATCGCATTATTATGTTTGAATGTTTCAATTTCTTCCTTAATTCTTTGAATGTACTCGTCATAGTTGTCATATTTATCAATACCACGTTCTTTGATGCCCTGATAAATTTTTTGTTTAAAAACCTTTTCGGGATCGTCATATAAATCTGGATACTTATATCCCTTATCAAGAGTGAACGGTTCAATCATATCGGAGAGAACATTGGTATTTTCAATGGCTTCAAGATAAACATTCGGAGGTAAAGCACCCTGTTTTTCATAAGCCGCACATAACTCGTCGTATGATTTAAAAACGAGGTCACACTGGTCTTCACTTTCAAAATGCACTTTTTTAGCCTTTTGCAATATGGCTCTACTCGCCGCATGCTCCTCATCAATACTGTGAGTATCAGTTCCCGCAATGAGCGGAACGCCAATTGTTTTAGACAAAAACGCAAGTTCAACGTTGTAGTCACATTGTTCAGCAAATGGATGATGCTGTATTTCCAAAAAGCAACGGTTTTTATTATTCTTTAGAAACCCGATAAATCTATCACGCAGGTCTTCATTAGTGCCATGTAGAATACCACCAAGACAAGCCGAGGTCACAATAATGTTGTCGCTAGTATTAATGAGCTCGTCCATTGTGATTCTTGGTTTAGAATAAAAGTGTCCATCCTTTCTATTAAAGGAACTGGACACTAAAGCGTTTAATTCATTTTTGCCGTCAAAATTCTTAGCAATAAGAATAACATGATAATTGTCGTTAATTTTTTCTTCAATGCCTGCGGTAAGATAACATTCACAACCGTGGATATATTTCATGCCCGCTTCTTCAATTGAATTCTTTTTATGAACCCATTCAAAAACCGAGCCGTGTTCTGCAAATCCAAAAGCTTTCATGCCAAGTTCTTTCGCCCGATTTACATAATCAATATACTTTGTTGTGCTGTCAATATTTGTTACGCCATTTGATAAATCAGAGTGAACATGAAACGGGGTATAATTCTTCAGAATAATTCCCCCTCGTCAATCGTATAGCAAATGTTTCTAAAGCGACATAAATTGTTACAATAAAAATATTGTTCGTTCTTTTGAAATTTATCGGTATCATAAATATTATCTATGACATTCATAGCCCATTCACAAGACCCTTCATAGTCTTCTTTGTTAAAATCTATGATATGTAAATCACCGCTTCGTATAAAGTTCCAACCGATCTTATCTGGATAACGATTGTATAACTTTTTTATCCCCATGCAATAAATGTATAGCTGCTTTTTGTAAAAGTCATAATCCTTAATTTTGGCTTTCTTGATACTACCATTTTTGTTTAGAGGACTTTCGGCAGTCTTATGGTCAAGAACAACCAGTCGGTCATCGTTGTCGATATATACGAGATCGATAAAGCCTATAAATTTTTTGCCATGAAAATCACAATCAATCTTTTTTTCAACGCCAACGACACGTTTTATAGGGAACATTTGTTTGCTGAAATTAGAAAAGTATAAAATACCGATTTGATGCAGTTTTTCGGCTCTTTCCTCATCTCGTGAGCCGTTTAGTATAACGGATTTGCGGAAAAGTACCTCAAACTGATTTTTCATATTTTCAACAGAACACTTACCTGTAAAGAAGTTTTCAAGGACTTTATGACAAACTGTGCCAAATTGCCCATAAATATTCTCAATACCTTCTTCGGCGTCAAGATATTTTAATCTCCACTCAAATGGGCATTGAGTGAATGTTTTTAAATTGCTAAAACTCCAGTTTAAATCATCAAGAATAAAATCATATCCGTTCAATCAATCACCCTTTCTCTACTGCTATATAGTTCTTCCCATACTTGCAAGCCATTGTCTATCGGGGATTTCTTTTCACTAGGATCACCAAGCAAATTTTTTGTGTCATTGATATAATAAAGATTAGTAAATCGTGACAGCAACTTCATGTTGTCATTATAATAATCCTCAAGTTTTTTATCTTTATCAAAAGCAATAACCACATCACAATGAAATCCTAATATCAATTTGATCTGTTCGTATGTTAATGCCGAAGTTTCTGCGGCGACTTGATTTCGCATTCCTAGTTGAAATGCTTTCATACAGGATTTAATGCCCTCAAATATAATCATTTCGCCTTTTTCTTTTACATACTTTTGTGCCTTATTTAATTCCTGCAAATAGTCCATACAGCCAACTTTATAGTAATTAATGTACTTCGGAATATCTAATTTCTTATATTCCTCATAAATTGTGCGACCTTTTACGTTTATGAGGTTGCCGTTCAAATCGTATACTGGATAAACAATCCTATCGCGCAATGTATCGTATCGAATGTTATACGCATCAATTGTTTTTGAATTTATACCCTCTTCCTCCCATAGTTTAATTGGGCGTTTATCGTACCGATTATAAACGCCCATATCAAGTATAGGATGAACAAATGGTTTCGCATGTTTGATTGGTTTGTATTCTTTAAATACTTTAATTGTATCAGAGACTTGTTGTCTCACAACAGAAATATTACCAAAGTCGGCTGCCATGTCTACTGCGGTTTGATATGAAGCCTTATGAAACATTTGAATAAAGTCGATAAGATCGCCAGTGGCATCGCAACCGAAACAGTGATAACGGTTTTTAGTTGTGTCAATTTTAAACGAAGGCGTCTTTTCATCATGAAAAGGGCATAGTCCCACAAGCGTTGTACCGACTTGCTTAAGATCTATATATTGTTTTATATAATCCTCTATCCGTATATTTGACTTTATATTTGCAATAGTTTCAGGACTTATATCTTTCTTCATAATTTCCTCTATTAAAACGGTTCTATAGCTGTGGCATGCTGTTTTTCTGTTTCGTCTATACGCATCTTTGAACCGTCAAACACAAAGTCTATGTATTCGCTGTCGTCCATTTGCTCGCCAAGTCTGTTTAAAGATATGTTGAGTCTGTAGTTTCCACACTCTTCACCATCCATGATAATTTCATCACTTGTTTTATTACGCCATGACATACTTACCGAAGCGTATCTTTCAAGCTTATCAGAATCGGCAACTTGGTTCTGCCTATTTAACTGACAGGCCGCAAGAACGGCTAACTCCAAAACTCCTGCAACTTCATTTTTTAAGAAATCACAACGACCGCCTAGTTCGTTATACAATGCTGACGAGTCAAGTGTGTTGCCTTTCATATAATCAAAAATTACAAATTGTAAGCCAATCTTATATTTAAGGATATTACATATTGCATAGATTTCTTCATTGGTAAACTGCGGATTATAAATATGCACAAATGGCTGTTCCTGTATCCAAGATTTTGCCTCTTCTATCTTGGCACTTTCCTCTTCACTGTAAAGCCCACTTTTAACTTTCTTTAATTCTACACCTGAAATGTTAGCTATCATTCGTTCTAGGAATAGTCTGTCTGCCATCTCCGTATCAAAATACACAGTTGGGATTCCCATTCTTAACTTGTGAATTGCCTCATTCATCATAAAACAACTTTTGCCCATTTTCATTCTCGCCTTTAGCAAAACCAATTCCGTTGTCTCATAGGTGAAATAATTATTGATAGTAGGAAATTTTGACGGCAATCCGAACATACCATTGTCTGTACGTCTTTGGAGCACCTCATCCCACAATTCTCCAATCTTATCACCAAAGATTTCAACCGAGTTTGTTGCCAAAAACTTCTCAGTAATATCGCCGATGGACTTATATACCTTATTATTAAGTTGTTCTAAGTCTATTTCGTCATTGTAACATTCCCCAGATAATTTAGATAACAGTCCGTGAAGTTCACGTTTAAAGGCAAACTCCATTACTTTATTAACAAGCATATTGTATTCCGAAGAAGACGATCGTGATATTGTAGAACTCAGTTCAATAAATTCTTGCATATCTTTTACGTTAAATTTTTCGGTCATACGTTTAACTGCCTGATTGGTATTAATCATACTCTCAATATTAAAGGCATCTATCTTGTCAATACCCTTTTTATAAAGCTCCTGAATAGCCCAATAAATACATCCGTTTTCTTTATTGTAAAAATGATTTGGCTTCAAATGGTCGCTTTGCATAATAAATTCAGGGTGATGTACAAGTGTGGCAACAATACCACTTTCTGCTTCTTTGTCATAAAGAGCTGTTCTAATACTGCATACCCCCTTTACTTAAGAATTTTATTAAAACCTTTTTTATTTGGCGGCTTTGATTTAAAGGTGGTAGATGATGTCGAGATATTATCATAAGGCAATTTTACAGAAACAGAATTTTTTTCATCTTTATATCTATCATACGCTTCCTTAAATCTTTTATCGTTAATCAGATAGTGTAAACCATAAGGTGATTTTATATTCTTTATTTTCATCTTGAGGTTATATTGTAAAGCAAATAATAGATATCCGCTGTCAACGTTCTTATCAAATACTATATTATTAATTGCCCCACGCAACTGTTTGACAACAACAGAGGGATCTATTATTTCAATATAGAGCTTAATAATTTTGTTTATATTTTCTCGTTCGGCAAAACATTCTCTATGATAATATAGCCCTTTGCTCAATATCATTTTGTTGGCTGGAAGTTTTTTATCTGCAAATTTACAGTGAGCATATCTGCAACAATAAACTTTCTCTTTCATTATTTTTCAACACCAGATTCAAGTAAATACGTTGCCTCTAAATCGGCTTCATGTAATGCTACGACAATAGGGTAATATTCCATAGCTTTACCCAGAGCATTATAGTTTTCTTTTGGTTCCGAAAAACCCATATGCCAACGTATTGCATATTTTTCTTCCGCTGTCAACTTCATAAACTCCATAATCATCATTACCGACTTTTCACCGTGTCCATATGGGTTCTTGTCGTCGATAATATAAAACGGATATTTTTCCCATACACCATCTTCATTTTTACGGTTACGCATTTCAACAGCATAGAAATTTGCCTTACAAATATCGTGGAGCAAGGATACAATAATTATAGTGTCTTCTCTCGATAGCGTAGATTTCCAAGTCTCTGTTTGGCTTTTTGCCTTCAACATTTTGTATACATTCATAGAATGCTGTAGTAGACCGCCTGGGCACGAGGAATGAAATCTTGTGCTTGCAGGCGCAGAAAAGAAATCTGTCTTGAGTTTAAGATAAGCGATCAGTTTATCTATTCCCTCTCTATGGGTCGATAAAAGCAAACTTTCAAACTCTTGTGCAAGCTCATTATTTATTATTTCTGCCATTTTATTACCTCCTAAAAAAGAAATCAGGTAGTCTAAATTAATAGACTACCTGTAGTAATGATTATTTGATTAGAATGGGAGGTCGTCCTCATCGATCTCTTGTGGCTTATCAGCCTGCTTAGATTTATTGACAGTCTTGTCGGCAGTGTTATTGTTATTACTCTTTGTTCCGTGTTCTAAAATGTCGAAATCAAAAGCTGTAATCTGCATCCACCATTTTGAATTTCCTTCCTTGTCTTTATAGGAACGATTGGTAAGCTTTGCCTTATTGATATGAATTCTCTGACGGTCTTTTAACTGCTTTGCTTTTTCAAGAGCACCGCCAAGAAAAACAATGTTCCATGACGAGTTTATGTAATCACCATTCTGGTTTTTCTCGGAAGTCGAGTATCTTGCCCTAACTACCTTTTCTTCAACTTTTGGCTCGAAAACTGTTCCATAAGATTCTGTAATAAAAATCATTTGCTAACACTCCTTTATAAAATGTGTTTATTTATAGACAAATGTGTAATATTATACACATTGTTCTAACCAATAAATTTTATTAAATTTCCAAAGTAATCTGCATTTTCGTGCATTTACTTTCTTGCAATGTTTAGTTTTTGATTGAAAATTTAAAACCAATTGTTCTGGATATAAAGCAGTAACGTATCCTGTATGAGTTTCTCCGTTTTTATATGTATAAGAAACTAAATCTCTATGCCTAATTCCTAACAAATTATTAGTTTTCGCCTTTGATTTCCTTCTCATTGGTTTAATAATCCATTCTTTCACATCACAATTATCAGGAATACAATCTGTAACACATATGGCATCATTGCCGTGGGATTTTTCCATATTCCATTCAATACGTTTATTAGCAGTTTCACCACCATTGGTCAGATGTAATGAACCCAATTCAGAAATCTTTTCTCTTAAATAAGTTTTCCCCTGCATCACATGCATTGCATAATCAAATCTTTTTGGTTTAGATTTAATCATATTAAAATACCTGTCTTCAAAATCCCGTTCCCTGCCTTCTGTTTTCTGATGGCAGCCAGAGCAAAGTGTAATCAGATTTCCAATGGTATCTGCCCCACCATATTTTCTTGCCCTGATATGGTGTACTTCTAATACACAATTGGATTTTCCGAATTCTTGACATCTGCATTCATCTCTCAGGATAGTCGCTTTTCTTAAATTTTCATCCAAACGGTTAGATTTCTGATACTGCCATCTATAAGGTTTATAATCATCTGTCAATGCACGAATATCTATGCAAACATCTTCAAGATGATATTCCTGAATATTAACCCACTTATTAAGCTGATATAATACCCTTAAAATAGCGTCTTTCTTTTGTTTGATACTTGGCGCTAATCTACAAGTTCTTTTAGAAGATGAACGGTTATTAAATCTGGCTTGCCTGTATCTTTTATGATAACGATGATAACGTCTATGTCCACGTCTTACATCCATGAGATGCTTTACATCCTGGCGTTGCTCAATTGTTCCTTTAAAAACCACTTTGTTTTTGGTAGGACATTTCTGAACAATGGCGAGACCAACATGAGCGGAGCCGTCATCTATGCCGCAAACTATATGACTTTCATCGTCTTCATCAGATTTAACTTCTTTTTCTAATTGTATCACCATAGGATATTTGCTTTTTAATTTAGCTCTGCTCTTTCTGACCAGATACCAGCCCTTATTCACTTTTGTCGGTGTTAATGGCCGATTGTTTTTATCAACCACAAAACAATATTCAATTCTATTTTCCATCTCTGGATACCTTCCTTTCGGAGTAATTTTCGTCTTGCCAATGTCGGAGAGGGCATATGTGTTTCTCTGTTATCTATGCAGGACATTAGCATAGTTTCTTGATTGGCACTCGCAGAGCTTCAGACTGACGAGCACATCTGAAGGTGTGTCTTTAACCTTTTCTCTAACGCAGTTCGTATCTGCAACATATCTTTCGATAACAGCAGTCACTGAGGCTTGAAACCTGTTGCTAAGCAAGTGTGAACAAGAAATGTAATCATACATTTGTCCACTTATTTACACTTTTGTCTATAAAATAAACCGCTTAACAATTAGTCCTTTTAAGTTTTTCAAGTTCGTTATGTAAAGCCTCAGACTCTTCTATTGATTTTATGTGATTTGGATTACCTGAAGCAATAAACTTTCTAACCGTATCACCGACCATGGTTTTTAATTCGCCGCTCTGCTTGCTGATATTGCATGCAAGCTCAAAATTTGCTCGGTTCATATCGTTAAGCTGGTTTGTAGCTTCTGGCAAATCCTCACCCTCATATAGATAAAGTCCAAGTCCATGTCTACCACAAGCCTTAGTAATAGAACGTTGTACAGCCTTATTTGCATCTGTAGATTTAATATTCTCAGCCTCTATCGCTTTGTTTCTATGATCCATAATAGGAAGTCTTTCGATTGCCTCAATTCCGTTAATTGTTACGCCTGTTTTTACCCAGCCCGTTTTGCCGTCATCGAACCAAAATCTGCCGTCAGGATTTTCATATACGCAATATGTAGCATCGGGAAATTTCTTTTTAACCTCTGCCCAAGCACTTGCCCATGACAAATACGAAAGACCGTTCTTATCTGAGACTTTACTAGACACGTCAATGTCATATAAAGTCTTAAAATAATTAGTCTTTCTTACGGGTCTTTTCTCAACCGGTACCGGTGTTTCAACTTTTACTATTTCATCACTCAATATCGTTCTCTTCCTTTCGTTTTAGTTTCCATAAGGGGTGCAAAATTTCTTTTTGCACAAAATAAAAAAGCGACGTAAACCACGTTAATTCACGGTTTACATCGCTATTTTGTTATGTTTGTTGTGTGACATTTTATTTTTTACCTATGAATATCTTCTTCCATTGTAGATAGGCATTATAGATAATTTTGGGCGTCCCAATTTTGAAATTAAATTCTTCTTCAAACAGTGCTTTTAATTGGCTATTTTTGAGAAATTTCATACTCTGAACATTCTGCTCATACTGCCAAAACTTATAAAATAGAGCCGAACGTTTTAGACTTAGCACACTGAAATCTTTTTGAATTATATAATTACAATGACTACTGAGATTCGGATATGATAACTTCTTGCAAGACTTCATAACGAAACTATCATCTACCCTATCATCACCTGGTTTTGGACGTCCAACATTTTTTCTTTTAATAAGATATTTTGAAGAACAAATATCGTAAACAAAATTGTTCTGCAATACCCGCTTATCTTGAAAACTTAATTCACATAACTCAAAAAAGCTCTCTGGATATTCATTAAAAGCAATCCCGTCAACGTAAATAACTTTGTTTTTTACATCAACATTTGCAACTTCAATGATTGGAATATATTCTTCTGGCATGCCTAAATAAATTAGCAGTACAACAAGCATTTCATAAATATACGTTTCTTTAATATAACTGTCTGACATTAAATACTTGTATAGGTCTTCATAGCTTGCAAAGAATTTTTCAAAAAACTTTTGTTCAACATCCATCATATTATAACGGATTGATATAAATTCATCCATATAAGGATAGTCCATAAACGTCAAATAGAGTTTTAGCAATCCTTTCATATTACGAAAGCCGTCATAGCTGTTAATACAACTATTTAATACAACTTTAATCTGATTGACGTTCATTCTCGAAATGTCTTTTTTATATTCCTTTTCTAATGAAGACATTTTGGAAAAGCTGTAAGCATAGTTCTTTAGCGAAGCTTCTGAGCCTGTGTCCTCTACAATTTTATTCAAGAATTTGATTTTTGGTTTTGGATTAAAAAAATTTTGATTTGCATAATCTTCAAAACCATTATCAAATGTCCAATGATTTTGATTGTTAGACATACATAACACCCCTTTACACTCTCATTTATTATATCATATATCTTATACGCTGTCAACTTTACAATTGTCCATCGTCTAATTTGAAATTTTCCTAAAAAGATCTGTGTTATGTACGCCAGCCTGAAACGCCTTTATCACTATGGGCGTTGCGTACACCATAGCCGTAGCTATTTTGTCAAGTTGCTCGTCATTAAATGCACCAAGCTTTTTTAGTATTTGCCACTTGTTAATGACCCATTTACTCTCAGCCTCTACGGTAGAATCACGTTTTAAGCCCTCGACCTCGGAGGCTTTGAAAGTAACATGAGTTGGAAGCTCTGAATTATTGCGCTTAGTTGTTAAAGGTAAAACCTCAACCATAGGACTCACTGCATTACCCACATTATTTGATACTATAACTGCGGGTCTCTTGCCACCTTGCTGATGCCCAATATTATTAGATAAATCAACAAGCACTAAATCCCCAGTGTAGTATGCTTCATATTTTGACAATACAATTCTCCTTTCTATTAATATTATGTAATATGAATAATGCAAAAAAATTGATTACATACGCACCCCTGGAAGCAGGCGTGCAATTATGTTCAACTTTTCTCTTGGCGTAAATTCAACAAACAACGCATTATCATCGTTTTCTTGGCAATTAAAAATATCGTCATATAGCGTATTGAAATAGCAATCTTCAAGCTCGTTACCATAAAGCTCGAATTCAAATATGGTCTTGTCAATAACCAAATGACTACCCTTTACAGGGACGATAAACATCGCCCCCGTAATATCGTCGCAGTCACCATTAATTGTCTTATACAGCCCTTTAATCTCGCAATATTTTTTATCGCCTGATCGCTCAAAATCTATTGCAAAAATAATAAAGGTATGATTATTATTCACAACGACTCTAATGTTATTAATATGAATCCCATTAAGACTCATTTCCGTGTTCTTTATTTTCATTAATTCCCCTTCTTTTTTGCGGTTTCAACGTAGTTGGAAAATTATAACCAACTATATACCCCTCTTTGTCAAAAATATAATCGTCAAGTTTGAACAGCGAACCACTTGCCGACATCCAAGCATAACCCTCCTTGTATAGCTGACGACGAGCTTGCTCATCACAGTTTATAAGTGAAAAGTCACTTGGAAATGGAGTGCCATCGTAGTATGTTTTCTTGTGACGAAACCAATCAATCAGCTCAAGTTGCCTGTCAAGGTTATAAGGCTTAGTTGGTTTCGGCGGAAGCTTTCTGGCAAGCTCGGCTTTTTCGTGAGCTTTTACAATGCCGTAAATTATCCAGCAACCTATAAGCATGAACAAATCAAACATCTGCGTCCACCTTATTTAAGGTTATATTCGCATTCATCAACTATATGCTGAAATAAATCACGCATAGTTTCGAGCTTTTCAAGCCCTTCACTCCACTTATCATACTTTGCCGAGTTTTCATTCTCAGGTTCGTTATCCATATAAAGTTCGATTTGTTCCTCGAATTTTTCAACAACAGCTTGTGCTTCTTCCATTATGCCACTATAATTAATCATATCATTCTCTCCTTAATATCCTAGCCTATCTCTATCTCGTCTCGGTATATTATTATCTCTTTATAATACGTTTACATTTTTGACCTCCTTATCAACATCACAACATTAGCTTTAATCATATATTTACCCCTTTTTGCAAACAATACATACAAAGTATATTCTAAACTTATATGGTTATTATAAGCTTAAAAGCCTTATTCTGTATGTAACTATACCATAAAATCAACTAAATTGCTACAGTTTTTTACATTTGTTCACTATTGTAAACATAACATATATTGCAAAAGGGGGTTATTATCATGCGCATAATAATAAAAATATATGATATAAGAACTCAAAGAGGATATACGCTTCGTAAACTTGAAAAGAAGTCGGGGGTTTCATTTTCTGCTATCAATCTTATCGAGAATGGGCAACGCTCGCCAACCTTAGAAACTCTTCGGCTTATTGCTGAGGCGCTTAGTGTATCAGTAAAAGACCTCTTTGATGAAGAAGAATAATGGTTTATTTTTCTTCTTTTATATATTATATCACATTTTTATATAAAAGTTATTATGGCTTGAAATCAAGTGGAACACCATATTTCTTATTAGCGATTAACTTTATTTTATATTTATCTGCAAGTCTTTTTGCTTCCATATCTTCACGTTCTTTCTGCAAACGGCGTTCTTTCTTACGCTTTATATTTTTAGCCTGTTCTTTCAGCCTTCTCGCTTTTTCTTCTGTTTTTGCTTTTTGCTTTGGAAGTTTGTTTATCCAATAATCCGCCTCATTATTTACTTTGTTACTATTACCCATGGCGTATTTAGCTATGGCTGTATAGAAGCCTGTATACTGATTGGCTTCTTCTATAGGGCATGATACCGTTACTTTATCACCATTAGCAAAAGTAATTGCAGTTTCCATTGCATCGTAACGTGTGTTATTACTCTTATTGATTGCCTGCACTTTAGTATAAGAATAATCGCTAATCTTTGGCATACAGAATGTTGCACGGTATGGAGTATACAATTCTTCCGTCTTTTGGAGCGTATTTATCGAATTAACTGTTGGGCACATCGCATTTATCCACCTCACGTATGCACTTATTGTCGCATCATCATTCCATTTCTCGCTTGTTAGATATTCCATTTTATCAACCTCAGTCTTTCTTCCATTTTTCTTTGTAATCTTCACGACTCATATTTCCGACCAAAATACTGCACAAATCATTTAGCTTATCACAGGTGTCATAATATTTACTAACATCTATGTATAACAATCTTGCCCGAATGACCTGTAACGCAACGATAAGTTCACCCACTCCTTTCATATTAGCCGACGGAGTATTAATGATTTCATTCTCGAAATACTTTACTAACTTCAACTATACCACCTCACTTATGATTTAATTTGTACAGCCAGTTTTTAAACCATCTTTTGAAACGATACCACAATTTTATCAGCCTCCCTGTTTCATCATATATGTCAATGATTTCAACGTCATATAATAACCTGTTGTGATCTGGCTCACGACCTGCATTAAGAATATCATCTATGCCCTCGAACCACATAAAGACTTACCTCCTTGTATCTTGCACTGTTTTAAATATTCAATCGTATTGAATAGAGCTTCAGTCATATCTGCTGTAAAACTTAATGGTGCATCTTCATCGTAAGTCCTTTCACAGCCCTCAAAACTGCCATCAGAATAGATAGTTATAAATTGGTTTCCATCCCGATCAAACACTGCGTCTGTTGCTATGTTGATACAATTGTCACTAGAGCGATCGATATAAAAGAAACCTGCGTCATGCCACATTTTTTTTATTTCTAAATCTGTCATATTCAAACAAATACCTCCATAATTTTGCCAACTATAAGATATAGATAAGGCTATATATCAGAATATTTTTTTAATAATTCTTCAACCTTGTCACCATATTCCCAAGAGTAAAACCTAGTGTCATTGCGACATGGAAGTAAATAGCTTGTAGCACCACTACAAGAATTACAGTAATCTTTATTATCGTCACGATGACAACAGGTTTCACAGCCGTCAAAGCCATTAACTATCACATCGAAAGCAGATTTCGCAATCTTTAATAACAGTATCTTTTCAGCATCCATTATTTATCCTCCAAAATATAACCACCATTTAGCTACATTGGCGTCTATTTGCTTCTCTTTAAGATTTGTAATCTTTTTATTATTTTCTTGATACACGGCAATCTGCTTTTTTACAAGCTCATCGGATTTTAATTCTGGATACAGACTTACCAATGTAATAGAACTTTCTGGAGCCGTCATGGCATATGTATCACTTTCATATTCCATATATTGTTTCACAACAACATCAATTTGCTCCTCTATTTTACTATTTTGTTCCTCGTACATTGCAATTTTATCTTTCACAAACTTTGCATCTATAACAGAATGCAAGAAGTAAAACAAAGCTCCAATGCAAATCAAAAAGCCAATTCCAAATACCATAATGCTACAAAAACAAATTTCGTTATCACATATATCATAAGTGACTAATAGAACTGATACTACAACTACGATAATACAAATTCCCAGCAAAACAAGAATCATAATCCATCCCTCCATTTTCAAGAAGCAGGCGAACATTTAGCATTCAAAATTTCTCTTGCAAGTCGCATACAAATACCATTTGCAATTTTGCCAAAATTCGGAATGTTATCCACTGTTGCTTTTTCTTCTTTGAGACAATCTTCATAAATCGCTTTTGTTAAATGCTTTGCAACGGTAGGCATATCTTTGCTATCCCAATCTTCGGGTAATATATTTTCATCAACAAACTTATGTAGTATTTTTTCAACCCTTGCTTTAGTTACTATTGTAGAAACCAATGACATCTGCGCTTCTTTCTGCACAAGAGCTTCTGAATTGAGTGATTTGTTATGTTTTTGACCTTTAGTTTCTATAAATTTATCGCCCACAATCTTTGTGTAAAATGGCAATCTACTATTAGGATCGTTCAGCCTACTGATATTTTTTATAACTACACCTTCGCCATATTCTCCGCCGAGTTCTGTTTTACCCACGAAACCCGCACAATGTTCCCATGAAACAAAATCGCCATGATAAAATATTGGAACATATGTAAGGCCAAGTTCGCTTACGATTTTTATTACCTCGTCCTGCGGAAGATATTTTTCTTCTATGACATCGTAACAGTCATAAAAATACATATGATTGTATTTATCTTCGGGGTAAACAACTGAGTGCGGAACCAACCATTCGCCAAACAACACAAGATTATCGCCAAGGATTTCTTTTATTTTTCCTTTATCTAAAGTTTGCCCCCACTCATAAAAACCTCTTAAATTATTTTCTTCGTTAAGGATTTTCTTTCGGCTTTGACAAATTACCGTATCTGTTTCGCTGTCATATCTTATAGCAGCATTTGCGCCATCAATTTTTTCTTCAATGTAGATTTCGTCTCCTGTTCGGAAACCCTCTACAAAGTTAGTATTAAGTCTTTCTATGTCCATAAATTTCTTATGCTTCATTTTATTGACCTCCATTCTATACATCACCATAATAAGCAGGAAGAAGCCTTTCAGTCCAATTATGAGAATTATCTTCAAGCCAGGACGGCATATCATACAGATCGGCAAATTCGGAATCTTTACAATAAATTCTTTCTTCTCGACCGTCATAACCACCGTGCACGTTTACATCAGTTGTAATTACTATCGTTCTTTTTGAAAGACGAACAAGCCATTTTATTATTTGTCGATAAGTCTCACTAAAACTTCTATCTCTAAAAGCGCCCTCAATAAAGATATAGTAATGATCTTGTACATACCTATAGCCATAATGATCATCTATGTAAAGGCGCTTGTTACGAGCTTCAAATTCGTCAACATTTGTGCTATGCGAATGACCACCCGCCTTTATTATATGAGTATACATAGGTTCTTCTGAACCATCAACAATAGGCAAATGATTTAGTATGGTTTTAAGAATAAATTCTTTTTCTTCTTGAGTCCTGCCAAAAGGCGTAACTTCGATATAGCCTTCACAATATGTCCATTCACTCATAATAATTCACCTTTCATATAATTGATTTAACTTAACATTACTTAGTTGACATCAATCAGCTGTGATTTTTTATAATTATCTTGCCCTATTAATTCTCTGTCGGGCTACTGTAATAATATAATCAAAAGACGGCATCGGTTTGAGTTTAAACTCATTTTTCTTATGAAGATTATCTATCTTCGACTTGATTTCTGCCTTGGGCAAAACCCCATATCGTATATATTTATCCAAAGTATCGTAACTAAATCCAAGGTTATCTTCATCCGTCTTCCCACACAAACCATCAGAAGGAGTTTTCTCAATAAATTTCTCAGGTAAACCAAGAAAGCGACCTATTGATTTTACTTCTTGCACTGTAAACTTCGCAAGCGGTGCCATGTCCCCTGCTCCATCGCCATACCTTGTGGCATAACCAATATAATCCTCAGAATAATTGCAAGTATTAATAACACGCCCACCGACTGTCTGCGATACAGCATAAAGTGTAGCCATACGCAAACGTGCTGGCAGATTTATTGTTGTTTGTTCACTAAGGGTAGTCTCAAGGGCGTCACTGATTTTTGCTATAGCAGTATCATAAAATGATTCAATATTTATTGTTACACTATTAATACCGAGAAACTCGCAGAGTTCATTAGCATAGTTGATATCTGCCTGTTCTCCGTTTGGCATAAGCACGCCGAACACTCTTTCTTTACCAAGCGCTTTAACGCAGAGTGCTGCGACAACAGATGAGTCTTTTCCACCAGATATTCCAATAACGGCTTTGCAACCATTTCCATTGTTCTCAAACCAATCTCTAATCCATTCAACACACATCTCCGCTGCTATGTGAGAATTAAAATCCAGATTATAATTATCGTCATTATAACTCATAAAAACACCTCGCTTAGATTAGAAATTATTATTGTGGAGTCTGTTGCGGATATTAGCAAGTGAGTCATCAATAAGTAATTCGCTGTTTCTGAATATTGCCTTTAACTCTTGTTTACTATTACAGGAAGCTTCTTTCCAAGTATATTCGTCCTTATAACAGAGCTCGCCGTTATCGTTTTTATAAACAAGACAACAACCCTTTTGCGATTTCTTAAATCCGCCCTCTTTAGGGTTTTTGAATATAGGATACGGCTTACGATCGATTTCACAGTATGTTGCCTTAATACAAGAACTAAAGGTATCTCTTGTAAATGGTTTAAGTATTCCATCTTCTTCTACGCACTGAAATGAAAATGAGCCAACGCCAAGTGCAACATTGCTAGCCGCAAAGCCGTTATCCTTTAAAATTTCATATATCCTTTCACAACGCTGGATAGTAATTGAGTCACCATAAATAGCCTTTACATGAGGGTCAAGAACTTTGTATCCCTTACTATTAATTGTGCCACCAAATTCATCCCAAAGTTTAAACACTGTTTTAGTTACAACTTCTATGCAATCACCTGAATCGCCACGCATAAGCATGCAACCATTGTGCGCCATAATCTCCGGTTTTATTTGTGGCAAAACGTTATCAATGACATTCCAATAATCATATGAATCAAGGACAGCAGAAAAACTTGTATCAGGATAAATCTCGGTCAATAATCTTTTAAGCAACGTAACTTCGTCACCATCAACCGCATAATTTGAACACATAACTGCATGTTCGGTAGAGGGCGAACCAAATGCTACAGGCTCTTTGGTACAATCGCAATTATAAAGCTTTTCAAGATATGGTATAACAGGGACTGTTGCTGTATTTACAAAACTCAGACACCAACCAGCCGCCGCTTTAATAGCCGAATCCGTGCATTCTTCACCTCTAAAGTCAAAAGAACCGAGGGCTTTGTTTCGTGATACACTGTCATCACAAGTCTCATCATAAAACTTATTGACGATATCACGATAAGTTGCACCCACCGTTGCGGCAAGCATTGGATGCCAAGCCTCGGCTGATATAAGCGATTCAAGAGCCTGCGGTAGCCATGCAAAATCGTCATGCGTATTAGTTATGCAAAACATCGGAACGTGCATTGGAACCTTTGTTCCTTCTGGTAATGCCCATATCTCAATTGGGAGATAGCCAAGGGCATGCAGGTCTTTTATTTTCTGCAAGCCATATACGCCCTTACCAAGTGAAGTATCCATAATACGCTCATATTCCGAAATGACTTCGTCTATAGGGCGTTCAAAAAATCTTTCATTAAAGTAATCTATCAAATAGGTTTTTACAAAGCCCTGAAGTCCGAACATCACGACTTTGTTCCACATCCTCACACGACTCATTCGTGGCGTAAAATATGAAACGGATTTTGTTATCTTAGTCGGCAACATCTCAGCATGAACCGCTTTATAAAAATCAATAAGTAGCATTGGGTTTATATTATATAACATAACTTGTCACCTCCAAATTAAAACATATCGAAAATCTCAATTTTGTCTGCGTTTACTTCAAGTCCATCGGCACCAATCTTCTTGCGGTAAATACTATTGGTAGAGAAAACCTTTTTGATAAGTCCGCTCTTAATCATGTCGCCGTCGTGTACCGAATTTTCAAGATGTGAAACGTATAAATAAATGTCGCCAACTCCGTACTCTTTTAGAGCTTTTGCGCTATAATAAAAAGTTCCGCCCTTAGAACAGATATCATCAACAATTAATACGTTTCTACCTTTTAATGTGTCTGTATTACCCATGATACTTAATCCATTAATGGTTCCAGTTTTCCAATCCCTATTTTTCATACCGAATACATAAGGCACTTCAAGAATACTAGATATGAATGAATAACGTTTCATTGCGCCTTCGTCTGGGAAAAATAAAATAAGATCTTTCCTAGAAATCTTTTCGTCAATAATATTATCCCTCAAAATACCAGCCGGTGAAGAATCTCTGATATTGTTTATTAGAGCTACACCAACGTTTGAATGAATATCAAGCGTAAATACTTTTCTAAATTCCATATTATTGATTAGATTTGCAAATGTTTTGAGCGTAAACATTTCAAACGCTTTTTGTGTACGATCCATGCGAGCATTAGGAACATATGGCATATTCAGATTAATGTTACAAAAGCCCTTGCTCTTTAACCAATCGACACAGCAAGCTAACTGAAATATTTCCGAATCATTGTCGTAAAGCCAAGTTATGTCTATAGGCGCTGAAGTCGCATGACCAACGAGTTCCACAATGCTATAAGTCAGTTTGCACGTTCCATCAGGAAAGTCAGTAATATTAATTGGTTTGGAATCAATAGAAATCATAGAATCCTCCTATTATATAATGTTAATTTGACAACTTTTTGCTACCGTTAAAGCCGCCTGCTTTGCTTCGGGTGTTGTGCCTGCTGTAGCATTTTCAATTATATTAATTTTCATTTCAGGGAACTGTGTTTTTAGAATTAAGGCATTCGTAATCACGCAGATATCAGTGCAAAGTCCGACTAAATCGACTTCATCATAGTTGTCTTCAGCTAACTCATCGGCGATATCAAACGTGCCAAATGTCGGTTTATCAATAATAACGCCCGCCATATCGCTTTCGATAGAAGCGACTGCTATATCATCATGTATTTTCCAACCATTGGTGTCTCTTATACAATGTTCGATAGGTAAATTTTTACCCTCCTGCGTATCAAGATAATCTTTGCTATGGGTGTCTCGTGTAAAAAATATCGCCGCATAGTCGGAACTTTGTATAAGCTTTGCAACATTTGGAACAATAGCTTGGGCTTCCCTAGTTCTCAAACTGCCATTAATAAAATCATTCTGCATATCAATAACTATTAATGCTTTTTTCATATGTAAACCTCTTTTCGCATTCACTTCATATAATATAAAATAAGTCCATCTAGGTGCTTACAAGGGTTTTCCTCTTGCCTTTAGCGGTACATTCGATCTTATATAGTTTTATCATTTTTTATTTCTCCTAAAAAATCAAGCATTGTTATCTGCTAAATAGCCTTCCACATCAAAATGGACACCGTCGCTATTACAAATCAAATACTCGCTAAACCTAGGATCTATGTCATAATTATTCAATGTAGTTCTGTCACACTTTTTAAAATATGTTCCTTTCACATAAAACATTGAATTGACTTTATCTGTAAAACCATATGCATCAAATCCAATACACAATACACTTATATCATTGACGTGCCAATCACCTCGATATAAAAGTAAATCGTTTATAACACATATGCAATGCTTGTCGGTAACTTCATAAGGAACTCCCGATTTTCCAATAACAACGTCACCGATTTTAAATGGAAATTTATCGCCATCATCGCAGTCACAGGGCTCAAATAGATAGGCCTGTCTACCTAAACAACCATAAGCAGCGCCAAATTCCTCATTACAAAACTGTTCTTGCAATCTTTTATATTTCAAAGCATCGTCAAAATTTATTATATACTTACTATGCTCGAAGTGATCAATAGTCCGGTCATAGAACTCGCAAAGCAAATCTTTATGTCTTCTAAGTTTCATCCACATTGTCAATGCCTCTCAATCTGCTTGGCGTTTCAAATAAATCCGTATGCCATGCTTTATTCGTAATAAGGCGCTTTGGACATTGATTTTCTTCGGAAAGTTTCCAATAACCAAAACGTATACTATTATTTATTTTTACAATCTTACCACATAAAATATCCATTCTTCCACCTAGAATGCCTTTGCCATCCAGATTGTATATATAATCATCTTGGGTTTCCTGCTCATAGGAATCGTTATAAATATTTATATAAAAGCTGTATTCGCAACATAAATCCTTAAATCTCCTAATGCGAACTTCATCACCATTATTTAACACCATGATATCACCTACTCATTCTCTGTAAGATACTCAGATTTATTAATATTTGAACTCCAAATAATTATTTCTTGATTTTGAGCAATATTGCCTGTTAATGAATTTGTAGAGCGTAGCCATTCCCCATTAACTAGGCTTTTCACGCCAGCTCCAATCTTAATCAAAGACAGGTTTGATCCATACCTGTTGCAAGCACTGTGGAAGTTCATATAATCAGGATAATTAAGAAAATGCTCGCCGCTTATTACACGACCTGCATCTTTTATAACTGGCGTATCTGAAATATCTATACCAACTTCAGAAAGTATCGAATTGAAACTTACATTTACCGATTCATCTGTATAAATATTGCATGCAGGATACATTCTTGACTGGACATATTCTGTACGTTTCTTATTTATCATAAATAACTGCCTAAATATTTTATCGTTCTTATAGTAATCATTGTCAGAACAATTTTTATCAAGCCCATATGTAATAACGGTTACATCATCATTTGCATATGATAAACATCCAGCGTGCCAACCACCACGATTTTTAAAACTGTGACACGATGACCAACTGTTGCCATGTGACATTGTAACAAAATCACATATATTTAGTGATACTACAAATTTAACCTGTAGAGGCCTTGAAGCCATGGCATCAAAACATTTTGCCGAGGCTTTGTTATACTCCGTCCTATCGGATAATTTGAATTTTTTCATAATTGCATTTATATTTCTACTAGCCTTTGCATTAACATTCATATCATCGTCATTTAAGCCGATTCTATTTAAGACTTCTTTTATATTTCTATATGAGGATTCAACAAAACGAATACAATTGTCGTCCGTTTTGTAACTATACGGACTTGAAACTATATCTGCTATGTAATCATATGCTGACAAGGTTTGACGTGAAAATACAGGTGATTCCGCAGACATTGTTTGGAATAATTCGCGAGCCGCAAACGCAATTACGTTATTATCTACATTACGATTGATTGGCAAATCAATGGCAATACATTTTTCTTTATCATTCCACTGCGGATGTTCTCTGAACAATGCAATTAAATCCTTTTTGGCTTCATACCAAGTTTTGAATTCGTTATAAATGTATTTATCTTTTGCCTGAGGATAATAAGTCTTTATTAATTTGTAGAAACAATCATAATTATACTTAAGATTGGAGTCCATCCAATCGGTGTTTTCTTCAATTGGTTCTTCAACAAATTTATAAGCTTTAAATGAGAGACTGCCATCAGAATAAATATACGGACGCCTTTTAAGTACACCGTCCTGATAATATGAAAAAGACTTTCTGCCAGATCCATATACAACAACTTTTTTATTTGTTCTACTAAGAATAACAGCATCACCTGGAAGAAGTAACCTTGTATGCTGACCGGTAATGACAACATATTTGTCCCCCAATATTTCATGCCCAAATACTTCTACATCATAATATCGTCGAGCTACTATTTGTTTAGTTGCATCAATGATAAGTGGTTTTTTAAAGTTTCCAATAAGTTTTGGATCACCAACTGCTACATATTCATCATTTTCATTTTTTTCAATATCATAGCCATAAACACGTCCACAAAGTCTTATATACATTTTTTTATGCTTCCTTTCGGTATTATTTACCGCATAACATATACGGCATTGGCGGATTAAACCGCCCTGCTTGCCTTGATTTTATCATTGGCAATTTTAAATATTTTGAGGTAATATTCCAACCTTGCTTTTTTAATTTCATTATCGCCACACCATCGCATCTGCTTTTCAAGCTCAATTATTAATTGAGGTATCGTGTAATTATCTTTTATAGTATTACAGTCGTGGCAGCATACAACTAAATTACTGACCTCGTCTTTGCCACCCTTTGATACAGGTATGATATGGTCAAGCGTTTTATCAGATTTGATATACTTCCCACAATAAAAGCAGAAATCAGAATCTACCTCTTTGCGTACTTGTTCTGTGTAGTTTCGCATATAATAAAAAAAAGAGGGCGACTAACGCCGCCCTCGTACATGTTGTTATCTAATGCCCCTGCTGTCGATTTCATGATTGATGAATTTCTGCAAATCATCATATGTCATAGCGGCAATAGTATCATCGAGACCATACTCATCGTCACATGTTGACACTGGATAAATCTTGTTTGCCTCGCAGATCATCTGATCGACATTGCAATAATCGTCGCCATACTTTGTAGGATCGTCAACCGCAGTTCTATAAACCTCTACAATATCATAGTCGCTATTTGACACATGCTCCAGGGTGTCATTGTCAAACTTGGAAAGCCATGTAAAGCTGTTATTAGCTGTATGATATCTAACAATATCGCCGAACTCTGCGCCCTTAAATACTGTAGACCTCTTGCCGTTTCTATGAACAAGCATATCGCCTGTTTTAAGAGAGTCGATTGTTATATCGTCGCCGTTAGCCTCGGCTGTAGCTCTGTCGTAAACAACTGTGCCGTACTCCAGCATCTTAAGTGGATTAAAAACAAGGTCGCCAATCTTATTGTTTGCAACGCCTATAGCACGATAAACCTTAACAATTGTCAGCCCATCTGCCCTCTTGTTTGTCATATCTGAATTGTAGTTTACGCCGAGTCTTGAGAATGAATTAAACTCAGTATGGAAGCGAAGCACATCTTCTCTAGCTGTGCCCTTCATAACTGTTGCCATCTTACCGTTTGCACATATAACGAGGTCGCCTGTCTTAAGATTAGAAATTGTAAATGTCATAAAAATATCTCCTTTTAAATGTTTTAATATTAGTGTCATTTGAATTGATATGTAGCGCTTTTTTATTCTGGTGGACTACGACCATGAATAATCATGTTTATCACCCCCCCCGTTCGTCGTTAGACTTATTTACATATCGCAACAGAAATTTCACTTTCTGGTTTGAAAGTTTCACAATCTGTCTCGTCGTTTGCTTCTCCCGGATACATTGCGTCGAGGAGTATCATCATAAAATCATCACTAAGATTTGTGCAATATGTCATATCATAAATTGACAAATTCATTATATAGTCATTTATTTTTTCTATATTTTCATAAAACGCCCAAGGCATTTCCATTGAATTCTCTTCACAATAACTTATTAGATTGCCTTTATCATCAACCAGTTTATACTGTTCTTGCAAAGGATAATATATAGCCGTATCATCGTCAAGGCCATATATTGTACCGTCTTTATCAATCGCATATTCATCCAGCGATTCGGTTGGCTTACTATCTGGTTTGTTAAAGTCCTTTAAATAAACCTTACTGTCTGGCATACAAAGCGACTTGTTAAAAATGCTATCATGTAAATCTAAATTCAGTTGTGGTTCTTCGTCATAGAAATCGCTGACTGAATTTTTTGCTTTGCCGCCGCCATAATAATCCTCAATTTTAAACTGTCCATCTTTGTCATCGCTTTTTTGTTTTTTAATGTCATTACTGGCACTATAAAAATCATAGCCGTAATATCGCCCATAAAGGCCTGAATAATCATACTTGATTTTAACCTTTTCAATGTATTCATATCTTGGCGTTTCAGTATTGATGAGCACCATTGCACGCTTGATATTATTCTCAACATCTTCAAGGTTAATATATTCGTGCTGGGTATGAGGTGAATAGTACCCACTCGACAGATTAACGGCTGCAACCTTTAAATGCGGCGCAACGTGGCTTATATCACTACAACTACCCCATGCACTTTTAAAACCAACATCCGAATTTGTGATAAATTTTTCAAACTCATCATTGTCACAATCGTAAAACACGGCGTCGTTTCCGCCTTTTCTGTCAAACTCAATAATATAATTGAGTTTTTCTGGCACATATGAGGATTTGCAAAATTTTCGGGCACCAATGCAACCAATTTCTTCATCCTCGGTGAAGATTACTGAGCAATGAACGTCTTTGACAATTTGTAATATCATATAGATACCGCAACGGTCATCACCGCCGATACCCTGTGGTGACATTATATACTTGCCGTCTTCGGAAACGCACACAATCGTACAGTTATCATGATGTACGGTATCCATATGTGCCATTAGCAATACTGGATGCGTACCCTCTGCATATATGTAGCCATCTTCATTTACGGGCGAATAACCTAAATTTTGAAGTTCTACAAAAAGCCTTTCTTTAAGCTTATCCTGTGGTAGTTTGCAAATCTCAATAATATTCATATTAGTCCACCTCTTTTATTCCATCAATATCAACTATACATACATACTTGTCGTCAACATTAAGTGCACATAGCGTATGTTCAGCACCATCGTACATCCACTTAAAAGTTTTTATTATTGTTCCAAAAATATTAAAATCATAGTAGCATTCACAAGCTTTTCTATCAAAAAGCTGTAATGTTGGAAACATCTCTTTTGCGCTAAGAAAACGTATAAAAATTAAACCCTTTTTTGAAACAAAAACTTTTTTGCCAGCAATAAGTTTCTTTTCACGGCAATCTTTACACAATCCGTCAACTAACGAATTGTTACCATAAAACGCTTGATGGCAACAATTACATTTATGAACACGATGCGGGGCATATAAAACATCATGTTCTTCGTCGTAACCCGCATAATTATCTACTTCACTTACATAAAAATAGTCATTAGTAATATCGTCAATAAAAAATGCCTCCTGTGTACTCCAATCTTCCTCCTCATCACAATCGTCACATATCATATTTCCTGAATTACACAGTTCATCACCGCATTTCAAACACCAAGAAATATGCCCAATTGTAATATCATCGCCTTCCCATATACTATCAAAAGCGTACAGATTAGTATTATACTGTTGATAATTGTAGTCTGGATAATGCAATGAGTGTTCTGCTGTACAGATATAATCATGTTTCACTTTTCTGTACTCGTTTTTTATACCGAGGCAATCGGCTATTGCTTTCGAAACAAAATATGTATAAGTTGCATCGCGCTGAGGTAACTTATAATTCGGATAGTTACGAGATTGCAATAGAAGCCCATTCTGATAGCAATAAATCTGTCTTGTCAGCTTGTTGTTTTCCCATGGATCACCTGCATATTGGTTTGACAAAGTATAAAAAATCATGCTCGAAGAGTCCATTATATAAGACTGTGTTCCTGCATGATAACAGCCGTGATGTCCTACATGATGACATGAATCCCATCCCTCACCATATGACATTTTTAGAAAGTCGCATGGATTTACTGAGAGTATTGCCACCTGCGTGTTTTTCAACGGGTTGATGGTATCGGCAATCACCGCAAAATCGTGATTGTAGTTTGGGTATTTATCAAGTCCCATATCTACAAAAATCTTGTTAAGTTCACGAGAATACTTGGCCCCAACAGTCATATGTACGCCAACCGCCTCATACCTTTCTTTTATCTCCTTAGTAACAAACTGCTGTGGTTGGGTACACTGTACACCATCCCACATTATGTCTAGCTGATCGTCAGTTAGATACATGCCGTTTTCACGGCAATTATGGTAAAATTCTTTACAAGCTTTAAGAAAGTCGTTGCCGTCCTTTACACGAGTTTCTTCTACCTCACCTTTAATGCAAAGATTTTTTTCATCCCAATTAGGATGTTTCCTTAATATAGAAAGCAATTCTGCTTTGTTTGTAAAGAATTCATTAACGATATCGACAATGACACCTTTGTTATACTCGTAGCTTGCATCGTCAAGAATACTACACATATTATTTACAATATCCATACGTTCACATGAACCCTGTAGTTCTTCTTCACGAGGCTTCATTGGAGCAAAAAACGTAAGCACCTCATCTTCAGGTGAAATATAATGATATAAAGCCGATTCACCATTATTTTTTTCATATGTGAATGTTGCCGTAGAATCAATAACGTGTTCGGCTATTTTACATACCTTAACTTTTCTGCCGCCCTTACGCAGAACGATAGTGTCACCAATCTCAAAGAGGTTTTCACTAAGTTCACTGCGGTTATAGATTTCTCCCGACATCATATAAACTTCGTCGCCTGCTATCTTCCTTATTCTGCAGATATACTCTCCACAACGAACAAGCTCAAATCTTCTTAATGTTTTAAATTTTTCTTCTGTCATTTTAAGACACTCCTTTTTTTATTTACCTATCAAGGCATTACAAATTTAATAAATGTTATAGGATTAACATTTTGTCTTTCACATTCAGATATGATATCTTCCATGTGTGTTGTTTTTGGTCTACATTTTGCTATTCGTTTCATAATGTAACGAAAAAGCAAATAGGCATGCGGGCTATTAATTTCCTTTATTTTTTCAAGCAAATCCAGGTATCGCTTAAAAAAGAAAACACTTTTTTCCAGTCTCATATATTCACCTCCTAAAAATTAAAGTGCTCTGCCGTCGAGGGTTTCAAGCATGTATAAATTAAAGATATAATCATAATCAATGTCGAGTAAGTATCCCACATAACCATTAAGGGCATCTTCAAAATCGTATATTATAGTTTCTTCGCCACAATAATCATACATTGATTCAACGAACCCATGTCCTATGTCAATTATGCCCAATTCATCATGTGGTTCTACAAACTCACACAATAAATCTTTGCACCGCCTAACCCGAACCTTATTTCCAATTTTAGTCATATCATCGCCTCCTATTTAATTTTCAGCAATAAGGCTACCGTCAAGGCGTTCTAACATATATGCGTTAAAATTGAAACCGCCCGCTGCATCTATATAAAAAACGTCATAACTTCCATCTGTCAGAAACAGATTAATTATTTTGTGTTCCTCTCCACAGTATTCGCACATGGCGTCAACAAAAGAACTACCCTTCTCAATTAAGACACCCTCATTGCCAAACATTTCAACGCCGTCATACATTTCGATGTCTATATATTCACAGGCTAAATCTTTTAGTCGTCTAACCCTGATTTTGTCTCCAACTTGCAACATATCACCGCCTCCTATTTAATTTTCAGTAATAAGACTGCCATCGAGATGTTCTAACATATACGCATTCAAATTGAAAGGACATTTATACGCAGAAAAAAGGGCACAACCTCTATATGGAAAATGGCGCGAATTTATTACGAGTTCCTGCCCACAAAAGACACACATGCTATCAATAAAAGAGCTTCCTTTGCCAATCAGAGTTATACATTTGCTACGAGTTCCGGCTCCGATTAGTTTATAACTTTCAATATTCATGTGTTCACAGGCTAAATCTTTTAGTCGTCTAACTCGGACTTTGTCACCCACCTGTATCAAAACAATACCACCTCCTATCAAATAAATATTTGATTATCCAACTCTTCAAGATCTTCTTCAGTATATTCTCTAACGATTTTTTGCCTTTCAAACATATATTCTCCAAAGTTAAAAGGCAATTCTTCCCCATAATTAGTCTCAAGTCCATAAATATTGCGATTACAGAAGTAAATATCCTTTATAAAGAATTCTTTTTCGCAATATGCAATCATACCTTTAACGAAACAAGTATTTCCTAAAATCAATGCGTTGCCATAATACTGCGGAGGTGGAGCTTCAAACTCGCACTGCATATCTTTTAACCGTCTTATTCGCACTTTGTCGCCTATCTGATACATTAAAAATCACCTCTTTTCAATAGGTCATTTACGATGTTCTTAAAGAGTTTGCGTAATTTCGGGTTATTTTCTATAACCTCATGTTTTGAGGTTACATTTGCCCTCTTCATGCGATTACTCCATACGATGCCATATCTTGCAGACATTTCACCATAAATACGCCGTAATGTGGCGTTATACCCCAGAGAGTTGTCGCCACGCCTTTGCGCAAGAGGAGCCGCCACCATTGAACAAGTGACATTGATTAGTTCTACCGGTGTAAGATCTAATTTTCTTACATTCATATTATCCATAATGTGGTATGTAAATGTTGTTCTTTCAACAATTCTGAATTTTAAAAAGTCAAGAAAATCTTTGCCATCACAATGTCTTGTTTCGTATTTGCGACTAAAGCCCCATACACGGCAAAACTCATTAATAGTTTCATTGATAAGTTGTTCTGTTTTTCTACGTGCTGTCGTTTCTTTCCCAAATGTTTTTATTAAAAAATGGTTATATACATTAGTAAGCAAAACGCTTTTCCATTCATCCGCGCCGAGCACTCTCCCAAGAATTTGTTCGTCGCGTGTAGCCCTTTCAATCTTTTTCATGTAAATCTATCCCTTCTTTTTTTATTATGTAGTTATATGAAACTACATATCAGTAATACTATTGGTTGCATTATTTGGTGACTCGTGCAGGAATTGCACCTACGATTCCATCCTGAGAAGATAGCGTCTTAACTACTTGACCAACGAGCCATAAGCCCATAAGGGCTTTTTAATACTATGGGATTATTGGAGGTGAAGAACCATAGTATGTATCAGGAATTACCCTCGCGCTGTGGCTGGAGTGGCTGGACTCGAACCAGCGGAATGACGGAGTCAAAGTCCGTTGCCTTACCTCTTGGCTACACTCCAATATAGCCCGTAAAAGCGGGCATTTTTTACAACTTTTTACCATCAAGGGTTTCGAACATATATTCCGTCCAAGCCCAACGCGTGATTTCATTCAACGTATATTCGCCTGTATCTCCATATCCTCTATCCTGAATCTCCGTTATACTGTGAATTTCTCCACAATATATATACATTGATGGGTTAAAACTTAAATATGAAATTTCGGGGGACAAGTGTTCATCTTCTTGATCGTTGTAACAAAATTCACAAAGCAGGTCTTTTTTACGCCTTATTCTGACCTCATCACCGACCTTTAACATTATGCACACCTCCGATAATTTTGTATGGAATCTGAGTTACTCCAAGTTTTTTGGCGGCAATGTACCTGGCATAGCCGTCTTTTAGAATTTTGTTACCTTTAGCATCAAGCTTTATAGTTATGGGGTTATCGAAAATTCCATAATATTTATAGAAACAGATAGCCCTGTCCACCTTTTCTTTCTTTGGCGGATGATTAATGAAGTCTCTTGGTACGTACACTTTATCCACATCTATGAGCTTTTTAAAGTTGCTCATAAAAGCGGGACGACTAATGTTTACAACTATCGCATTTATAGTTGCTACGCCATCACGCTTGGAGATTTCGTAATCTCTTCGACCTGTAATCAAAGAATATGTATCATATGTATCACGGGAATTTCGCCGCACAATTACAACTAGATTTTCTTTTGTGCCAAGTTTTTCAGTGTCGATACTCTTCTTGTGTACACTATCTGTCAGCATGATATTCCTAACTGGTATAGGAATCGCCTGCGCCGCCATTCTTGACCTGAAATTTTTTATATTGTTAAAACAGTACGCCATAATTTCTACCTCCTATTTTTTATAATGGCTGGTGTGCCATTCGGGATTTGAACCCGAGACCTTTCGATTAAAAGTCGAATGCTCTACCAATTGAGCTAATGGCACATAGACCGCCGTGGCGGTCAGCATTGTAACCCATGGTTACACAGATTACAATTTAATTACAAAGTGGTGACATAATTCAATCAACCGTGTTACTTAAATGTAACTCGCAAGCTTTTTAGCTTGCATTTGAATAAAAAAATAACGACGGATTAACCAAAGTTGACCCGCCGTCAAATATATAAAAATGGACACTTTTCAGCCTTGTGGATAATCTACGGTCAAGTTATGACACACCTTAACCAAACTCAAGGGTTTTGTAAAATCTTAATTGTTGTGCTTTAAGATTTAAGCTTTAGACGATTATAAGCTTTGAACTTTCGTAATTAAATTTTCAGCTTTATGCCTTAAGCTTTATCTTATTACTCGTACAGGAATTGAACCTGTAATGCAACCAGTCGAGCAACAAAACATTCCCACAAAAAAAGGAATATCATATATCTTCGTATAGACTACGATAGCTATTACTTATATTTAAGGCCAGATTTTTATTATTTTACTTTGTGAATATAGCCTAAAACACAAAGGTCATAAAATTAAAGGTTTTCAAAAAGCACCCATTTTTTGCTTAGTACGAAATTTCGATTTCGGTTATAGCGTTCGATACGCTGATAGCCGAGTCAAAATCAATCTTAAACTTGTCTATACGATCGACAAGGTCGGAAATGATTTCGGCAGTGTCAAAACCCTCGATAATTTCAAAAGTGTTTGCTTTTATAAAGGCGGCTTTTGCTTCCTCTATTTCCTTTGTAACAGCCTTGCCGTCCTTTGAGCCGAACATTCCAAGCACATACTCGTCGGCACGCTCCTGCAATGTTTCGCCGTTCTCATAGTTACATCTGTCCTGTGCGTTTTTAAGTTGCCTTGACATATGCTTTACGAGTTCTTCCTCAAATTCTATGCCGTGATTCTTGTATTCAATAGCCTCGGCAATAGTCAGCTTCATGCCCTGTATTGTAACTTCGGTCTCGGCATTTGAAAGTGTAACGGCACGCTTGATTGCCTTGCGTCTTTTTATAATATCGGTTATTTTGTCATAGCTCGCCTTAAAGTCATTCTTGGCTTCTTCGATAGAAATACCGTTTATCTTTGTGTTGCTATGCTTGTTCTCGATCACAAATTTTGCGTCTTTGATAAGGGCGGGTATTCTCTTGTCGAGAATCTTAAGTTCGCAAAGTGCCTGATGAATCGTCATTTTTTCATTTGTCATTTTAAAAGAACCTCCTTAGATTACCGCAGTTCGTGCGAATATTTAGGAAAATAGCCGCCGTTATTCTCACGGCGCTTAAAATCGCTTAAAAAGTATTGCATGAATTTGAATGTAATGCCGTTATAAACGTAAACGTCTATGATAATATCTAGATCGTCACATGATCCGAAATATTTTGCGCCCTCGTTTTTACACCATTTTGCCGATATTTTTATGATATCGTTTATGTTTTCATCGGTAAAATCTGAAACAATTGGGGCGTAAGTTGCAGATTTGTACACGCTTCTTTTGTGTATTGCTGGATATCCGTTGCACTCCTCGCGCTGAATACACTCATATTCAGCCACTGTAAATAGATCCTTATAATTGTCGGGCATCTCAATGAGCGGAGTCGTAGGTTTGAACCCTGCAATAATGTTCATGGTTTAACACTCCTTTAAATTTTAAAATTTACAAGCCTTGCTTGCATTGGTGGCTCACACAGGATTTGCACCTGTACTCTTACTGGGGATAAGAGTCTATTTGAGCCATAGCGATGCAAAGCATCGCGCTCAGAAAAAGAAGGGAATGCCCAAAATGGGCTGGTGACTCACGCAGGATTTGAACCATGCAATTCCGCCCTGAGAAGGCGGCGTCTTAACCGTTTGACCAGTGAGCCATAAGGCGGAGAACTCCGCCTATATTACTTTTCTTTAAAGGTTGGAGAGCAACTTTCAAAGAATTCTTTTACGTTGACATTGTATTTCTCAAGAATCGCAACGATGACTTTTTGTACCTTGTCCCATTCGTCATCTTTGATATACTGAATATACGGTGTCTTGCGATCGCCACGCTTTTTGAGGTCTATACCGTAGCGATAACTAAGTTGCTTATACAGCATACTGAAAGCCACGCCGAAACTGATATGCAAAGTCGAAGCAAACTTACGCATAACTCTGTTGAACATTTTGCGGTCTGAAATATGTAAGACCTCGGCTGTTAAAAGCTTATTTGACGCTTCGATTCTGTCGATATGACGCCGCTGAAACGCCGTGTAAGCCTGGGCGGCTGTCGCAAATTCCATGATATCACCCGTGGCAAAAGCCTTGCCGATTGCCGCTTGGAGCTTTTCTTCGTCGTCGATATCTTGCGTGAGAAGTTCGGGCTTTTCCTCGGCGGTGTGTTCGACAATGTTTAGGAGCTGTGTCCTGACCTCTTGGGCTATCTTGCTATCACGAAGAAGCATGCCTATTCTGAGAACAGCACGCTTTGAGAAACACTTGATGCCTCGGTTTGGGATTTCAAGGCGGGTGTTATCGTCAATTTGAACTATGAGTTTACCATGTTGTTGCTCAAAGTTCTTAATAGGACAATTTGTTTTATTAGAAATCTCCTCATCTTTAACTGAACAAGTTGTTCGGTTAAAGATTTCTTTAAAGATTTTTGGCGTTTTGTTTGCAACACCATCGCCCTCAATCTCAGTACGGTTGCGCTGATAACACCGCTGTATAGTATCAACGTCAACCTCGTAATAATCCGCCACCTGCCTTATTGTCATGCAGTTCATCTCAGGTATCAAAAGTAACTTCTTAACTTTATCAAGAACCTCAGTTCTGGCAATAAGCTCGTTTCTGAGGTCATGGTTGTCTACCATGCTTTCACTTGTGATGATTTTACTTTCTGGCATGATTTCACCTCCTCTCTCATAGAACTAATTGGACATCTTGTCTAGTTAGTAACCCAAATTATTAAGGGGACAAGTTGTCCCTTTTGTCATTGTATAAACTCATACCTTGCCTCTTTCAAACTCAATAACACCGCCATCGGCATCAACGACAACTGGGCGAATTGATAGGATATTTCTTGTGAATAAAAACGCACAGGCTAATGGCACGGCAATAACCGCACTCTCGGGCATAGCTATAGCCATAACGCCCATAGCAAAGCCGAGAACTTTCTGCATAATCCACAACACTTTGGCTGCTTTTCTTTCAAGTCTGCGGCTTTTATAGCTTTCTATGCGCTTTTTAAGCTCTCTTTCTTCTTTGTCACGTTCTTCTGCGTGTTTCATAGATCTGATTAACTTTGTCAGGTCGTATGTATTATGTACGTTTTCAAAAGCGTCCATAAAAACACCTCCATTTTAAAATAATAATAATGATTTTCTGATTACGCCTGAAAATCACCATAAAATCTGGCGTTGGTGCGACTTATGGGGCTTGAACCCATGACCTCCGCATTAAAAGTGCGTTGCTCTACCAACTGAGCTAAAGTCGCAAGCACAGGCATCACACTACATTCCCATATGGTGGGATAAGCACTGTGCCTGCTAGCCAATTTCCTTTTGTATAGTATTGGCAAACTATACTGGTGCCGCTAACGAGATTTGAACTCGCAAGGATTTTACTCCGAGGGATTTTAAGTCCCTTGTGTCTGCCTATTCCACCACAGCGGCTTGTCTTGCCCACAACCCACAGAAGGCAAGTAATGTACGTCTCATCCGTACTTCCCTACGTATTCAGCGACTGATGCCACCGATGCGCGTCTAAGGACTGCGACGTCCTTTGGTGACTCGTGCAGGATTCAAACCTACGACTCCGCTCTGAGAAAGCGGCATCTTAATCACTTGACCAACGAGCCATAAGGCGGCTTTTGACCGCCTACTGAATAAAAAGAAAGGAATTTTAAATCAATGCTAATATCTAACTTATGTAACCCTCTACACGAGGGTTGGCACAATAAGCATAAATCACCACCTCCATTCCTGCTCATACCAGCCGAGCCCAATATTTCAATATCACCTAAGCCTTGCAATAAACCGCAGTAATAGACTTTTAGCGGGTTATGCCGTACTTAGACGCCGCAAATTATTTAACGTGGCTTGCGGTTACCACTTACTCAAATGAACATATCAACTACCTCTTTTCAAAAAAAACTTGTTAGGTCTCTTTATTAATTTGTGATTCTACCACAAAATATTCTCTTGCGTCTTCGTAGTTCTTGGCCATTTTTATAATTTCATCGTCTCGCTTCTGAAGTAACGCTCTTCTTTTTTCAGCAAGTTCTTTGTCATTGTAGTAACCAAGAAGGGAATATTCCCCATACTTGCCAAGAGAGAACAGCACATAGGCTGTCGTGGCGCTATCATCTACTTCGATTTCGTCAAAGTGGATGGCTGTGTTTTCGCAGTCATCACTGTCAAACAGGTTATTTTCGATAATCCAATTATTTGTTTTTTCGATACTTTCGACCTGCTCTCTTGCCACCTTGATAGCTACTTCTTTTGAAGTATATATGCCAATCAAGGCATATTCGGGGAATAAATGCCATGAAGAATCAACCTTCATAACAACATATAACTTTTGACTTTCTGAATTATTTTCGCAAGAAGTTGCGATTGTAAATTTTGTCAACATAAAATTACCTCCTCATTTTTCATAAAATTAAAGTATAATACCATACTTACGGCAATATTCGACGGCTTCGCCTTTTGTGACAACTCCGTCATGCAATGCCTTCAATATGGCAATAACAAGCTTATTCATAAAACTACCTCCTTACCTGTACCTAGAAAAGTGCATAGATGCACATTGTACAGCAAACTTCTCTGCCGCAGACTTACCACCATGGCGTGGAACTTCTGCCAGAATTGACCGAGGACCCGGTTTGCCTGACTTTGGCGGATATTCAACATTTAAGTGCCTTATGGCACACTCCGCCGTAACCATGGAATTAGTTACAGTGAATTGGTCTTTAAACCATATTTTTGTATCGTCGTAATATGTATAAAAAATTACGACTCTATCTTTGTGTTTTTGCCCATGATAGACAAAATACACGGGGCGTTTTACCCCGTCAATAATGAGTTGCCCTTGCCCATAAGCACCGCCCTTTAGGACGTGAAAACCATGAAATTTTAGCGGTTTTTGTGCTATATTTAGTGAAAATCTCACCGTAAAACCTCCCTTTTCTGATTTTAAAGACAGATTGACCCTCAAGGGCTTTTACTAAGTGACGCCTTTTAGGTCGTTTTGAGTAAAAAGAAATTCCGCAAGGGTCAAAAAAATCCGCCTTAAAATTTGCACAAAAAAAAGAGCGACAGAATAACTGTCACTCAATGTGCGTTGGTGAGGGGCTTTTACAGATACCCCTCAGAACTGTTTAAATTAAGCCTTTACTGGCTCAGCTTTTGCTGATTCTGGCTCGGCTTTTGCTGGCTTTTTAGCTGCCTTTTTAGCCGGCTTTTTGGCTGGCTCGGCTGGCTTATCAGCCTGTGAGTCTGTAAGCTTTTTATAAGCCTCGGCGGTATCGTCAAGCACCGCCTGCTTTATAGCCTTTTGAGCATAGCCGAGAGCACACTCTGTCTTGCTCTCACCAAAATTCAACTCCTTAAAGCAGAAGTTAATAAACTGATATACGCTTACAGGCTTGACAGTCCAGCCCTCAGCAATAGCCTCCCTGTTGGATCTGGCGTATTTAAAGCAGTGCGCCTCTAATGTATCTATATCTGTAGACTTGCAGTTGACTTTTACACCGAGCCATGTTTTGAGGGCTTTAAGCTCATCAAAACACTCAGACTTTGAGTCTGTCATAGCCTTAATATCGTCAGCATCTCCAGACTCCACAGCACGACGCTTGCAAAGTCCATAGATGGCAAGCCGTGTCTGTAGAGCTTTGAACGGCTTAAGCCAGCCCTTGAATGTTTCGCTGTCAACATCAATCGAGAAGAGAGACTTTGTGAACGATACAGCAAAGCCAAAGCCCTCAAGCACAGAGTACATTGTGCGTATGGACTTGATATTGAGCCCCTTAATGTAGCTCTTGATGTTGTCGATCTGCTCAGAGGTCGTTGCTATGACCTCCACGCCATCACCTGTTTTTGACTCCACGAGTCTGTAATTTTCCAAAATGTTCATAATAGAACCCTCCAATAAAATTTAATTTTTGAGCTTTAAAGCCCTATTCAAGCCCACAAATCAAAATTCATGGGCTTTATATAAAGCTTTAAACCGCCTTGCTTAATTCAAGACAGCTCAAAGAATTAGCCTACTTTTTTTGTGATTGAATTGTACGGCAAGCTTGCGTACTGTAAAGGCATACAGTTGTCTTTACTCCATGAGGCATCACGCTCATTTTTTTGCTCAGTCGGCTCTTGCTATTCCAACACCCTAGGGGATGCGACTTTACTGCGCTGTCGTCAGGGTATAGCTCGCCCGTAAAAATACAGGGTCATCGCCGATACTCGCTGAAATTTCAAGCAAGGTCTGAGCTGATTCAATCTATGCTACACTTTGTACCATGAACGGCTCAGCGGTCTGCTCTCACAGCTCACGGCTCTGTCATCTCTGATAGGCATATGTGAGTGCTTTACTGCTCAAATGATATAGTTATAGTTTTTTCAAGTTACTGAAGTTTAAAGAGGTTCTGCTCTATGTTACTGCACGTCACAGGATGTGTTTTTTGCTATTGGCTATCGTTGTATGTTGTAGCCCCTTGTCCTGTCGACAATGATAGTATAAGCTATATTGAATTAAAAGTCAATAGCTTTTTTGAAAATAATCAAAATGTAAAAATGACTTTTTTATTATAAAAAGGAAGCAAGGGTCAAATGCAAGCTAATTCGATAAGCTTGCATGAGGGGGTTAATAAAAAATATTTTTGTGCTCAGAACGCCGAAGAATCAAAGAGTAACACCATCTTTCACATCCGCCCTATTTTCGCAATCTTTTCTTCCGCTCCCCTCCCCTTTTTCATCCACGCATCGTCACTTTTGCAAAAAATACGATTCTTTGTAATGCAAGCTTTTAGGCTTATGAACGCAAGGTTTTTTGACGACGCCCCGAAAGAAAGCTTGTATTTCACGCATTTGTAAACTTTTTGTGAACGCATTTCTCAAAGGCATAAGCATTTAACGCCGACTTAATCCGCCGCCAGAAAGCGACACGCACCCGTGGCGCCATTTCAGCCCCAACAATCAATCTGAGTCCCATCCTGCAATCGTGCGTTCAGCACGCTTCGTACTTGCGTTTAATAGATTTATTCCTTAAATATAATTGTCAAAAAACGCATAGATATTTTCTAAAAAGCTTGACATTTAGTCGAAAATGGTGTATAATATGTATATAAGGATAAGGGTGATAAACCCCGTAGATAAAAGGAGATAGACATATGAGACATTACAAAATCAAGCACGCCCAGCAGGTATTCAGTGGTTCGACCGCCCCAAAACTTGAGTGCAACGTTATCGACATTGGCGACGCTGTAAAACCAAAGCGACCCGAAATCGAGAAGCGTCCACGCAACAATTCGCCGTACACCTCACATGGCAAACCCAAGGCAACCCCTGGTGATCCAATTCGAGACATGGCGGATATTCAAAAGGCAAAAGAGTTCTTGCTTAACAACGGTAAGACTAGACGAATCAGACTTCGTAACTACATGTTCTTCACCCTCGGCATTTCAACGGGACTCCGTGGTGGCGACTTAGTTAAAATCAAGATTGGCGATGTGATTACCGAGGGCGGTAGATTTAAAAGCTATATCAGCTTGTTCGAGGAAAAGACCTCTAAACACAACAATCCAAAGCTTAATTCATCATGCCGCGAAGCAATCAAGACATATCTCGACTACATCGGTGATTACTCCCTTGAAGACTATCTGTTCAAATCCGAGAAAGGCGGTTGTCTTGACCAATCACAAATCTATAGAATCATTCATTCGCTTCAAACCGACCTTGGGCTACCATACCACTTGAGCGCGCATAGCCTCAGAAAGACCTTTGGCTACTGGACTATAAAGATGCACCCAGACGATTCGAGAGCTCTTGTGACACTCCAGAGAATGTTAAATCACGATTCCCCCGAGACTACGCTGATTTACTGCGGAATAACTCAAGACGACAAAGACGCATTCTACGATGACATGGATACACTGTTCGATGAGGCTACAACCATATAACTTCTCGCTACAGGTCTAAGACGTTTATACGAAAGCCGACATAAGCCGGCATAAGCAACTTGACAAATCACAGTACGCTGTGCATAAAATGGGCACAAATCTCAAGCCTTGCCAAATCAAGGTTCAATGCAGTTCTAGCCGACAGCAATTAAGCAAAGAAAATCCTGCCGCATTGAATTGGCAACAAACTTGAGTGCGTTTGTCCGAAGTGACAGGCCACTGGAGATTAAACTCTGTCACTGGTCTTGTGAATGCAGGTACACCCATAGGTGAAAATTTGCAAGCCCCGATTTATTTGGCATAAGAAAAAAAGAAAAGAAAGAAGCAAAGAAAAGAAATAAA